TGCCTTTTTAATAAAGTAATTTGCAACTTCGGGTATATGTTTTTTATAGTAAGGTTGTTCACTTTTACACCACTTTTTTACATCTTCTTTAGACTTAAAGTTTTGAAACTGAAAAGTAATTTCTAACTCTTCAATAAATGCTCTAACTGTCCAACCTTCCCAAATATGTTTATCTAAATTCATCTTTTTTATTTTTTTTATTGTCAATCAAAAGCATATAACACAAGCTATATGCCATACTCGTTCCTCGTTCAGCACATAGCCAAACCGTTATTCCCTTTCTCTATCCATTTGCCTTTCGCCTTTCATATGTATAGCATCTTCTCTAAGTAGTTCAATATCTTCTTCTTCTAAATCGTTCCAGTATTGATCATGCGCTATTTGTGCATCTTCAATAGTTTTTAATCCCATGTGGTTAAAGTACCCAACGTACTCAGCAAACGTATCAAAAAAGTCTTTATCTTGAATCTCGTTTTTAAAGCCTAAAAGATTAAAGCCCTCGATATTATTTACCCATGCAAATAAAGCATAGTGTATAGTATCAAAGTCGAAGTCCGTTTTAAAGGTTGATAATACTACTTCAAAGAAGCAGTTTCTAAATTGTTGTGTTGGTTTAATAGTTTTCATAGTGTTATAATTTATTAGCACGAAGATAAAACAAACTATTCAAATAAAAAAATTTTTTATTCCGATTAATAAAATTATATTTGCGGTACACTATTATAAAAACAAAACATTATGGATTACAAAAAGTACAGCAAAAACGTAGAAAACGCAATCAAGAGTTCATTAGATCACTTAAAGACTTGCGAAAAAAAAATGGATTTAATTAATGCAACGGAAAAAGTAAAATATGCAGAGAAACTATTATCAAAACAAAGAAAAGAAAAAAACAAACTAACTCTACTTCCAAAAAAAGACCCAAAGCATAAATTAATAAATGAACAAATTGAAAATCTTAGAACCCAAATAATAGAAACAGGTAAGAATATTAAAGAATTTAAAGAAAAAAGAAAGGATGTTCTTAAAAAGTACAGCATTTACAGAGAAAAATACTTAACAGTAGGGCTAAAAAATTATTGCAATAGTCTTAATATTTCATACCCTTTTGTTAAAAAACTAATGGGGAATACCGAAGAAATCAATTAATATAAAACACTATGAAATTAATGAACTTTTTTATCCAATCAGCGGAGGAGCAATATTTTACTTTTATGGAATATGTCTACGATATAATCCCTGAACCTGAAACACAAGAACAAGAGGAGGCAGTAGATAAATGGATTAGCAGTTTGCATTATCGGGAGTTTAGCCCGAATGAAGCTGGCAAAATAATCACAAGAGCAATCAATATACACTTTAATAAATAACACTATGGAAATTATTACAGAAATTAAGAACATTAAGGAAAGAGTGAAAGAGTGGTTAGCTCTTTATCCTAAATTAAGGGACAATGACAATAAGTTAATCGCTAATATTTGGTACAACCAAATGAAGAATAAAAAAGCGACTGCTGCGGATTTACTCCAAGCCTTATCGGATGGCAAACTAATCAAACCGGAAAGCATAAGAAGATGCAGGCAGAAAGTTCAGGAACAGAACCCTCATTTAAGAGGCACAAAATACAAAGCCAAGCAAGAGCAAGGCAATGAGTTTAGGGATGAAATTAAAGAGGTTTAACACTACATTGAAAGCACAATTCAAAAGAACATGGGGAGGTAAAACTTTGGAAACATTCAAGGGATGTTGTAGTGTTCATCCCTCCCCTTTTTTAAATCAAAAAAATACACTATCTTGCGGACTTATCCACTACTAAAATGAAAAAAACTATTAACGGATTAAAAGGGGTTAAAACTGATGCAACAGCATCGGGGCGAGTAGTGGCGCAACCCCTTTTTATAATACATAATAACCACTATGGCAGAAAATAAAAAATCGTTTATACTATACGCTGACTTAATTCAGAATATAGATCACCTTACTTTTGAAGAAAAAGGTATATTATTTACTCATTTATTAGAATATGTAAATGATAAAAACCCAGTACTAAAAGACAGGCTAATATTAACTGCATGGAAACCTATTGAAAGACAACTTAAAAGGGACTTAATTAAGTTTGAAGAGGTTAAGGTTTCAAGGAGTAAAGCAGGTAAAGAGTCAGCAAGAATAAGGGCGTTAAACAAAGAGTTACAAGATACAACAAAATCAACACGTGTTAAATCTGTTGAACACCGTTCAACAAATCCAACTGATAATGTAAATGATAATGTAAATGATAATGTAATAAATATACCCACTTTTGAAATTTTCTTATCCTATGCACAAGCAAACGATGAAAAGATTAGCCCTTTAGCTTTGAAACACAAATACGAGGCATGGGTAGTTAATGGGTGGAAAGATGGTAAAGATAACGCTATTAAAAACTGGAAAGTAAAACTATTGCATACACTCCAATACATCGATAAGATAAAAGAAGAAACAACGTGGCAGCAAACGGGCTTATTAGGTAATCAATAATGATATACAAAATTACTGATAGAGCAAACGAGATAGCCGATAAAATTAAGCAGGGCTATGTTAAAGGATTACAAATGCCCTTTAAATGCCTTGACGATCTTTATTCTGTAAAGATGGGTTGTGTTTCTTATTTTGTAGGGCATGAATACTCAGGCAAAACAGAATTTATTTTAGAAAGGGATGTATGGCTTGCTAAACAATTTAATCAAGTTAGTTTGATATTCACACCGGAAACTGGGGATGTAGATGATATATTTTTAGAGATTTGCCATAAGTGGTGTGGTAAGCCATTGATAGGTAAGCACAAAATAAGCGAGGCAGAAAGGCTATCGGTAATGCAGCAAGTGGCTCAATACTTCCACGTTATCCAGGTAGACGATGAATTAACCTTTGATGCCTTAATTGAGGAATACAAGATATACGAATCACAAAACAATATCAAAATAAACCTTATCACTATTGATCCTTTTAACGAATTGCAATGGGACTTGAAAGGTTTACCAAGAGATATGTGGCTAGAGAATACGCTGGGTAAAGTAAGGCGAACTGCAAGAAACGAAAATATACATTTTACAATCATTACCCATCCGATAGAAAGCGATAGGCTTTACTCAAAAGAGGGTTACTTGTTAGCACCAAGCAGAAAACAATATGCAGGCGGTCAGGCATGGGCTAGGAAAGGAGAAAGCATGATTTCAATACATAGACCCCATGTAGGTTTATCGGATGAGGCGGTAATGATAAGAGAAAACCAAATGCAATTCACTATGCAAAAGGCAAAGCCAAAAGGCATCGGTCAATTAGGCATAGCAGATTTATATTTTGATTGGAAACGCTCTGCATACTATGAGGAAATAAACGGAAAGAATTATTATGCTGGCGAATATTACGCAAGCCTATTGCAAGACCCGTTAAAAGATACAAGCAATTTTGATTATTCACATTTAGAAGATAGCCCATTTTGAAAGCATTAATACCACAAGATAAGATAGAGGCACTTGCAAAGTTAAGCGCAAGGCTACAAAAGAACGGATTAGAAAATCCAGCCGATGAGGTTGTATGGCGTAACACGATGGAGGATTATTACCGATATTATTCTGAAATTGAGGGGGTACGTTCTAAATTGCAAGATAAGATAGTAAAATCAATCAAAGCGAATAGAGCCGATTTAAGCAATGATTTTATAGAGATTGATAGTTACCTATCACTTGCAAGTGAAATGTACTTTAAATGGGCTGCATTTGACGTTATGAAGCAAGAAAAGGATAATAAGATACACCAGCTAGAGAAAGAGAACCTAGAACTGGGTAAAAAGGCAGCGGATGCGATCAAAGAATTAGAACAACTAAAAAGTAACTTATAATGTGTATAAAACAATTATTTTTTAAACCATTAAATAATTATATTTGCAAGTATAATGAGTGAAAAAGTAGAGAAAAAAAGAGGCAGAAAACCGATTAACTACAAACAGCCGATAGTTCAAAAAACTTTCAGAATGTTAGAAGCTGATGTTAAGCCAGTAACTAAATTGGTGGTTAATTACATGAAAGAGAATAGCAACATAGCTAAGTATAAAAAACAAAGAAAAACAAAATGAAAGGAACAATTAAACTAATAGGCGAAACACAGACTTTTGATAGTGGTTTTACTAAACGTCAAATAGTAGTAACAACACAAGAACAATATCCGCAAGATTTAGCGATTGAATTTGTAAAGGACAAAACCAGCATACTTGATATGTTTAAAGCTGGCGATGTTGTGGACGTATCTATTAACCTACGAGGTAACGAGTACAATGGTAAGTACTATGTAAACCTACAAGGGTGGAAAATTAATAAAGAGGGGTCGGATCAAGCAGCACCCCAATCAAATACACAGCCGATAGCTGCACCAACTTCAAAAGATGATTTACCCTTTTAATGAAACCAACCTATACACTAAAAGCTGAAAGACATGAGGGCGAAGAGTGCGAAGTACACCGCAATTTAACCTATGAACAAGCAAAAGAAAAAATAGACGTATATTTGGAGGAGAAGTGGAAAATAGATTTAACCGAAGATAAGGAATGATACCAAGCGATCAAGAAGTAATTAAACTATACATTGATACCATGAGTATCAGCGAGTTTAAGAAGTGGCTTGACGTTCCTTGCACCGATAAAGATTTAATCGCAGCGCATACTCATTTCATAAATGAGGGATTAGATGAAAAAGCTACGATAGTATTTGAAAAGGTATGCGAGAAACAATTACCTCATAGAGTAACCGATAAAAACAGATGAATAAGCAAATAAAAAACAACCTCAAAACAATAGCGCAGAACCTACCACCTAAAACCGATAGGATAAGCAATATAAACCATTTCCGTAGGCTTAAAAACGCTTATACCAGGAAAGGAACGGATGGGGTTAAGGAATACTACGAACAAAACCAATAAGAAAGTATAAACAAGCAATAGAGAATCATGGCAAAGAATAACCCACCTAACAAAAAGAAATACATAGCAACTCCCGATGAAATGTGGGAACTGTTTATGCAGTACAAAGAATCAGTAAAGAATAGACCCAAGCTAGTACAAGACTATGTAGGTAAAGATGGTAAAGTAGTTTACAGAGAAAGAGAAGTGCCTTTAACCTTCGAAGGGTTCGATAATTTTGTATTTACTTTTGAGGGGGTAAGGTCAAAAGGAGTGCAGCAATATTTTACTAATCAAGATAAATTGTATGATACCTATATTGGCATCTGTTCACGCATAAAGGCTATTATACGCCAAGATCAGATTGAGGGTGGCATGGTAAGTATCTACAATCCAAGCATAACACAAAGGCTTAACGGGCTAAAAGAAGGCATTGATGTAAGCGGTGAATTAAACATACCTAGCCTACCGGACATTGGCAACAGAGAATAAATACAAATACACAAGGGCGTATTTTAAGATACTAAATCTTATCAATGGGAATCCTAGCGAAGATGTTTTTTTAATTAAAGGCGGGCAGGGTTCAAGTAAAACCATTTCCATATTAGAGTTAATTATCCAGGCTTTATTGGTTTCACCTAAAGAGGCTACTGTTTTATCCTCAGAACTTTCTAAGATGAAACGTACCTCAATAATGGACTACAAAAAGATTTGTACAGATTGGGGCGTATTCAAATCACAAAACGATTACAATAGATCAGAGAGCAAGCACGAATATCCTAATGGTAGCTATTTAGATTTTTTAGGTGCAGATGTTACCGATGTAGGTAAGGGCTTTAGGCGTGATATTTTGTATATTAATGAGGCAAACAAAATGCCATTAGATACAGCGGTTCAATTTATTTCAAGATGTGATTTAACTTTAATAGATTGGAATCCTGATAGTGTATTTTGGGGTGATGATTACATAAACGAAAATAACTGCATTACGTTAACTTTTGACGATAACGAATATTTGGGGCGTAGTGAGCGCAAATCTATTCTAGGTTATAAAACTAAAGGCTTTCATAAACCTGATTTAGAGTTTAATAAGCTATTTGAGGAAAGCAATATCAAGAGCAATTACTGGGCTAATAGATGGAGGGTGTATGGGCTTGGTTTAGTAGGACAAGTTGAGGGCGCTGTCTACAAGGATTGGAAAGTATTAGATAGTTTACCTGATGGTGTTAGGCTTTTGGGTACTGGTTTAGATTTTGGGTTTACCAATGATCCAACCGCTGCAATAGATGTTTACAAATGGAACGATGCCTATATTTTGGATGAGGTTCTTTATCGCAAGGGGCTACACAATAACGAAATTTATGATTTGCTAAAAGACAAAAGGAATGTTTATGCTGATAGTGCAGAGCCTAAAAGTATCTCAGAATTAAGGCGTTATGGTTTAGGTGTAAGGGGTGCAGTAAAGGGCAGAGATAGCATAATGTTTGGGGTTCAAATCTTACAAAGTCATAAAATTTTCGTAACTTCGCAAAGCACGAATTTAATAGAAGAGATGGGCAAGTATTCATTTGAAAAGGATAAGCGAGGTCAAACTACCAATAAGCCCGCAGATACTTTTAATCATTGCATGGATGCAGCTAGGTATGCAGCAAGCGAATTGATAGGTAATAAGAATCAAGGTAAATATAGGATAGCAAGAGTATGAAAATATACCAATACCAACAAGTTTACAAGATACTAAGGGATGATGATTTACAACCAATAGAAAAAGCTCTATGGTTTTGGTCAATCCTAAAAAAAGTATCTTACGAAAAGGCAGAGGCAGAAGTACCTTTAAATAAGCTAACTGAGTTCTTCAAGCGCAAGGACATACAACCAAGTCCTTTCTTTGCATGGTATAGAATAGGCTGGAGGATTTATCGTGTTCAATTAGATGCGTTTAAATGCACAAGTGGGGATATTAACGGGGCTTTAGCTTTAGGGGTAGATGAGGAAAGTTTAGTATCAAACATTCATGAGATAATGGCAACCTATACAATACGCAAAGACAAGTCAAGAGAATACCACAAGAAACTATCTGAGAAGATCAAGTATAATGTGGATGCTGGCAAAGCCTTATCTATTGCAGGTTTTTTTTTGACCAATTACGAGGGGACAAGGGAAAAATTGTTGAAGATATTAACGAAGAGGATGCAGAAAATAAACCAAAAATTACAAGCGCAGACGTAATTATGCACTACTTGAATACGATTGATAGAATGTCAAGAGGTGATAGGCAAAAATGGGATTACTTTATGAATATGCGATACGATGAATACAAGCACTACGAAACCTTTTTTAATGATAAGAGGCGAGAAGTAAACCAAATGTACAAGGGTAAGAAAACCTATGAGGAATTAATGGTAAATCAATTAGGGGTATTAATAGAACGATGATAGAAGAAAACATAATTGAAAGACTAGGATTAGATGAGTTTCAGGTATTAGAAGTTGTAAGAATATGGTACACTTGCGGTATGTATGCAGATATTCTGCAAGATGAAGATGGTAGAGATTTAGAGGAAATTATAGAACAAGAACAATATGAAATTATTAAAAGTAGATAGCAATTTTTTAGAGGTATCATTCTTTGTAAACAAGAAAAGCCTAAGGGTAAAGGTTCTGTTTTTTAATGTGGCAATAAGTGCAGAAAATAATACTTTTTGTTTAGGGTTGCATTTGCCTTTTGTGTTCAACTTTATTTTAGCGATAGAACGATGAGCAACAAATATAGAAGTTTAGCCAAATCACAAAAGTCAGTTTTAGAAACGCCTTTTTTAGAGCAAGTAGGGGAACAACCAATACAGGTAGTAATTGAAAACCAAATGGAGGCTATAATGTTTCGGTTTGGTAATGACATTGTAGAGGATATAAGGCAAAGTTTAGAAGATAAAGAGTTTAATACTTCGGGTCAGCTTTACGCATCCATAAAACCATTCTCTAGTCAATCAGCAAATAACTTCTATAAGTTGGAAGTGAAAATGGCAGACCATTGGGAGGCTGCTGAAACAGGTAGACCGAAAGGGGGGATGCCTCCTATTGAAAATATAATGGAATGGATTACCCAAAGGGGAATCAAGGTAAGGACATCACGCTCACAATCAAGGCAAAGCGTTTTACAAAAGAAAAGGAGCATGGCTTGGGCTATTGCTAAAGGTGGGGAAGCTAAAGATGGAAGTGGAATTGTGGGTATCGCTAAACGTGGTACTATTAAGAGATTTGGGTATAAAGGTTCTAAGTTCTTAACTAGCGTAGTGAATGATAAAATGATGCTTGATTTAAGTGAATCAATATCTGAGGCATTAGGCAAAACTGTTGCGGTGAGCGTTGCGGTTGCTTTTAACCCACAATACAATAAATTCTGATGTGGGATTATCCTAAAAATTACGTTAATAAGTAGATGGCAGTAACAATACAGCAAGAACCTAGCGAAGTAACGCCAGCATTTAATCAATGTGCTTATGTAATCAGTTCTGCAAACTCAGGTGTATCAGACCATTATTACATTGCAGTAATTAAGAACGAGGCAGGCGATCAAATTAGCAGGCAAGAATTTGTAGGTGCGCCAGGTTATTCAAATGGGTACATTGATATTCATAGGATAGTATCTAATTTAGTTACATTCGATTTTACTTTAGGATTAGACCAAGTAACTAAGATGTCAAATAGTGCTGCCTATGTTGAAGTTGAGTTTGGGGAATATTATAGTGGTACTGAGCATCTTAATGATACCAACTCAGAAATCTATGTAACAAACATGGGCTTAAATACCTACAATTATCTAAGTTACAATTCTGCCGATTATGTAGATGCGTTCTTAAATACAACCTCTAAAATTAAAATTGATAGTTTGGCATGGTTAGCCTTTAGGCATGAATCAGCAGCACCGATAGTTAAAGTGGTTGTAACTGCAAACAATGGTGTAGGTAACACAGTTACAGAAATTTCAAATCCTTATACAGCCTTTGCAACATGGCAAGAGGGGTTCTTGTATTTTCCTAGTGGTTCAAATCTAAATGATATTGATGCAGGGCAAATATTAGCAGGGTCGCAACCTATTATAGATACAGATACCATCTATTATACAGTCGAACTATACTCAGGGGCAGGCTCACAAGCTACTTACAGATACGAGATAATAAGTAATTCCTTTAGTGCGTACTATTCTAAATCTTGCTATTCTGATTATGAACTTTACTACCTAAATAAAAATGGAGCATTTGAAACCTTAGTAATGGGTAAAGGGTACAAAGTAACCCAGCAAATGACAAGGCAAAACGCATCTCGCATTATGTCTAAAATGACAAGTACCACAACTTATGGATATGCTTTAGATAGTGCAATGAGGGTAAACAATCAAATAACCTATCAGGGCAAATGGAAATTAAACAGCGAGTGGATAAGTGAGCAAGAATCGGCTAATTATCTTGAAATGGTAAACAGCCCTGTAATTTATTTGAACGATGGTACAAAAACAATAAGGGTAGTATGTTCTGAAAGTTCTTACCAAGAGAAATCCGAACGATACGATAGGCTATTTAATTTCAGCGTAACGGTAGAAGAAAGCCAAAAACAGGAAAGGCAATGGGTAAATTAATCATATCAGATTATAACCTTGCAGGCGCAGCGGTAGCACCAGGCATTGAAATAGATATTACCATACCTATACCTTTGACTAAATCCATTTCGGATGTAATGTTTCCTGAAACAAGACAAGGCGAATGGAGTAAGACAATTACAATACAAGGGTACAGTGAGGTAAACAAAGCATTTACGCATATCTACGAGATAAACGAAACAATTACCTCAGATACTCAATACGACCCAAGTTTTAACCCTAACAAACGTGCAAACGTAATCTATCAAAGTGATGGGGTTGTACAAATGCGTGGTTATATTCGTTTAATCGAGATAAACAAGATACTTGAAACGAGCGAAATACAATACCAATGCCAAATAATAAATAATGTAAGTGATTTCTTTGCAGACATAAGCGGGAAATCTATGGCAGATATTGACCTAACAAGATACAACCATGTAATAACAAAGGAACTTGTAAGAAAATCGTGGGATCAAAATATTATAGATGGGGGCGTTCAAATACCTTTTGCAAAGGGTACTGGATATGTACACGCTTTAATTAACAAAAGACCATACAAAGGTACAATAGGCTCAACAGACCCTACTACAAGCTGGGATGTTGGCGATACAACTCCATGCCTTTACGCAAAGGAATTAGTAGATAAGATTTATGCAGATGCAGGGGCTACTTATGCAAGTGGGGGTTTCTTTGATAGTGCAGAATTTAAGAATTGGGTAGTACCTTATAATGGTAGAAGTTTAGGGCTTACTAATGCAGATATTGACTTTTATAGGGTACAAGCATCAGAAACCTCAGCAACCCAAACTACAGGCGGATTAATAGCACCTGAAACAAGCAGCGTTGATTTAGTTTTCTCAAATGATAGTACAAGCGGGAATCAAGATAATTCAAATTCTTGGAATACCTCACCAATACAGGGTATATTTACTGCACAGGTAGATGGTAACTATGGGGTTCTTTTAGATACGCCAATTACTATATCCTATTCAGGGGCATTAAGACCAGTGGAAATTACAAGTACTTTAGTAGCAACAAACACAACCACAGGGGCAAGATATTTTAGTCAAAACGGAATAGCATATACACAATCGAGCACACCTGCTATTGTTTTGGGTGGCATTCAATTATACATAGAGTCTATTCCTGTAAAATCAGGCGAATCATTAACCTTTAGCCTTGAGTGTTATGGTAATGCAAACAGTTCAGGTGTGGGTATAGCAAGTTTGGCAATAGGGGCTACTTTATTTATACAACCGAAAACGCTTTATTATGGTTCAGGTTCAACAGTAGACTTCCAAGAGTTCTACGATAGAAAAATAACCCAAAAGCAATTTATGGTGGATTTGATACGCACGTTTAACCTTTGGATAGATGTGAACGATCAAGGCGAGCACGTTGTAGAAACGAGGGATGATTATTTAGGAACTGATGTAACAGACTTAGAAGATGTTATTAATACCGATAAGGAGGTATCTTATTTGCCTATGGGGGCTTTAGATGCAAGAAAGTATATCTTTACATACAAAGAGGATAAAGATAGCTTAAACGAGCTGTATAAGTTTAGAAACGAAATGCCTTATGGCACAAAGGAATTTGATGTAGATAACGATTTTATCAAAACAGATAAAGAGATTAAGGTAAGTTATTCGCCTACTCCTATGCGTTATTTCGGTACTAGTGGAATGACATTATCAGATATTACCTTTTACGATAAGCAAGGCGGTCAGGATAAGGAAAAAAAATCTAATTACAGATTCCTAAGATACGAGGGTATTGAAAATTGCAATCCTTATCATATTGTAGACTCAGCGGGTACAGATATTCAAACGGGTTATCCATTAATAGGGCATATTAATGACCCATTAAACCCTACTTTGGATGGGCTTTTTGGAATGTTAGACCAACATTACTTAAACCCATTAATAAAGTATAGCAATAATACCCTATGGTTTCAGTACTACCTTAAACAATACAAAGAAATAACAGATAGGAATAGTAAGATAGTGAAAGCCTGGTTAAACATTGGTGAGGACCTATACCCTAATATGACCTTTGATAAGATTTACTATTTTGATAATGCTTATTTCCGGTTAAATAAAATCTATGATTACAAGCCTAAAGAAGATACTTTATGCGAGTTCTTAAAGTTAGTTGAATACACTAAGCCAGCAACCGAAAATGGAGTTAATGGTGGATGGGATGATACAGATACTTTTAGCGATTATTTTCCTACTCCTTCAAGCATATTAAATGGAAGCGGGAATACAGGGTTTAATAGGGGTGCGGATAACACAATGACAGATACCGCTATTGCAATCGGTAACAATAACACTTACGGGGGTATAGGTCTTGTATCAATTATGAGTTCAAGCAATGTAAATGTAGCTGATGGGGTTACACAAGCGACTGTAATAAACTCAGATGGTTTAGAGGTTCAAGAGAACAGCTTGTATATTAATGGGGTTAACGTTATACCAAATGAAAACTTAACAGCATTTAGCAAAGCAGACCAGACGGCTGATGGTGCTGGAATAGCAAAGGAAATATCACTTACAGGAAGTACATTAAATGGAGATAGCATTTCAATTAGTGGAAACGAGATAACAATAGAAAGGGGAGGTCTATACAATATTAATATTAATGCTCAAATTTATAGAATTTCTGGAGGTTCAGCAGAAGATTTTTTTATGTGGGTAGAGGGAGATAGTGGCTCTGGTTTTAGTGCCTTACCTAATAGCGCAAGGCATAGCAGCACGTTAAATTCAAATAAAACTTTTATAGTGCCTATGGAAATAACCCAAACTTTTAATGCTGGTGATATTCTAAAGTTTATGTTTGAGGTAAGTAGCACTAATGTATATTTGAATTACGAGCCAGCAAGCGGTTCAAGACCCGAAGTAAATAGTTTTAATGCAATAGTAAGGAGAGTATTATAAATGGCAAAGATAGTAACAGGAGCGGAAATTGATGTTCAGATAACGGGGCAACAAAGCGTTAAAGAATTAAATATACAACTTGAAAGGGCGAAAGAGAACCTTACCGATATTGGTATAGCCTATGGGGAAAATTCAACTCAATATGCCGATGCTGCAAAGAAGTTACAAACGCTTGA